AAGGCGCTGGCCGCTGGCGATAAAGCGACCGCCGAGCGGATCCGTGCCAATGAGGCGACGATCCTTGCCGGCATCAACGAGAAGTACCGGGACAAGAAGTCCGACCCGTTCGCCGAATCCATCGGCACCGACCCGCGCGCTGCCCTGACCGCGAGCCTCCAGAAGGAGATCGACGGCTACAAGAAGGAGGCCGAGCAGTGGGCGCGCAGCACGACGGCGGCCGCGGCCTACAAGGCCACGCTGCAGGACATGCTGGCGACGCGCCAGCGAGCGATCGACCTGCAGGTCGCCTCGATCGGTATGGGTCAGCGTGAGGTCGCAGAACAGCAAGCGCTCATCGCCATCGACGAGGACTACAACCGCAAGAAGGCGGACCTGCAGAAGCGCCAGCAGAACGCGACCAGCGAGCTGGACCGGGAAGGCTACCAGGCGCAGTTGGACGCGCTCGAGCAGTACCACACCGACCGCATCCGTATGGAGCAGGACGGCTGGCGCCGCGAGGACGAGGCGCGCAAGAGCGCCGCGCTCGGGGCTCGGGCGGCGATCAAGGACTTTGTCTACGATGCCGGCGACGTTGCCGGGCAGACGCACGACCTGTTTACCAATGCCTTCGACGGCATGACCGATGCGCTGGCGAAGTTCGTCACGACGGGGAAGCTGGATTTTGCCAGCCTGACCGAGTCCATCCTGGGTGACCTTGCCAAGATGGAGTTCCGCATCCTGGCGTCCCAGGCGTTGCAGTCGATCTTCGGCGGCTACGGCGGGACGAACGGGCAGGGCGGCGTCACCTACAACGACCAAGGGTTCGTCAACCACGTCTACGCCAAGGGCGGTGTGGTCGACGGCAGCGCCAACCTGTCAGCGTACTCCGGTTCTGTCGTGGACCGACCGACCCTGTTCGCCTTCGCCAAGGGCAACGGATTGATGGGCGAAGCCGGCCCCGAAGCCATCATGCCGCTCCGGCGCGGGCCGGACGGCAAGCTGGGCGTGGCAGCTGCAGGCGGCGGCGGTGATGTGCAGGTGGTGATCGAGAACCACACTGGCGTTCAACCGGAGGTCTCGCGATCCACTGGTCCAGGCGGCCAGGACATCATTCGGGTGTTGCTGAAGCAAGTGGACCAGCGCATGGCCCAGAACGCGGCCAATCCGAGCAGTGACTTTGGCAAGGCGATGAAAGGCACCTACGGCCTGCAGCGTCGCGGCGTTCCGGTAAGCAGAGGCTGAGATGGCAAACCCCACTTGGCCAAGCTCGCTCCCGGTGCCCATCGACGAAAGTCTTAGCTATGCCCCTTTGGTCGAGCCGGTGTTGGCGACCCAGATGGAAACGGGCGCACCGAAGCGCCGCAGGCGTTTCACTTCGGTGCCGGAAGCGTTCAACTGCACGCTGGTGCTGACCCAGGCGCAGGTTGCGACGCTGACGGCATTCGTCGCCACGACCCTGCAGGACGTGCTGCCATTCGACTGGAAAGACTTTCGCGACGGAACCGCGGCGACCTACGTGTTCCAGAAACGTCCCGGCTACAACCTGACGGCCGTCGGCGCGAATCTGTGGAAGGTTCCGCTTGATCTGATGAAGGTGCCCTGATGCGCGAGGTATCCGCCACCGCCCTACAGGCCATGCTGGCGCAGGACACGCCGGAAGTGTTCGTGCCTCTGCTCAAGATCGAGCATCCCGACCTCGCTGCGCCGATCCTCTTGGCCTACAACAGCGATCCGGTCGTACGCAGCGATGGCACCTACCAGCCCTACGCCTTCCAGATCAACCTGCCCAAGCAGGCGGAGGACGAAACGCCATCGCTGTCGGTGACCATCGACAACACGGATCTTGAGGTAAACGACAAGATCCGAACCCTTGTCGGACAGCCAAGCGTGACTTTCATGGTCGTTCTGGCTAGCTCACCCAACACGGTCGAGGCCGGCCCGTTCGCCATGAGCCTGCAGCAGGCACAAGCCGACGCCCAGACCATCACGGGAACGCTCGGCTACGAGATGGACATCTTCGCCCAGCAGGTTCCCGGGCAGCAGTACGAGCCGAGCAATTCGCAAGGCCTGTTCCTGTGATTCCGGCCTGGGCCGGCAAGTGGATCGGACACCCGTACGCCGACAAGGGTAGGGGCCCGGCGTTCGACTGCTGGGGACTTGTGCGCGCTGTGCTCGCCGCCGAGGCGGGCGTCATCCTGCCCGACTATGCGGACGCCTACACGCGCGCGGCGGATCGCCTAAGCGTGGCCGCTGCAGTGGAGGCGGGACTGGCGGATGGATGGGAACAAGCGGAGCGTCCGCGGGCGCTGGACTTGCTGATCCTGCGCATCGCCGGCCGGCCGTGGCATTGCGGTGTGATCGTGGCGCCAGGACTGTTCCTGCACGCACCGCCGCCCGACAAGCATGGTCGCCAGCTCCTGTCTTGCATCGAGCGGCTGGACTCGCCGCACTGGGCCCGGCGCGTCGAAGGCATCTACCGCCGCGTCGTGGCACACTGACCCGACTCAACAGGAGGGCAGGCCATGAAATGGATGCTTTTTGCGCTGGCTGTGGTGGGATTGGCAGGGTGTGCCACGTACTCCGAGCTCCAGCAGAAGGCGCCGCTTTTCCAGGGACACTCGGGAAAGACACCTGCGCAGTTCGCTGAATGCGTACTGCCCAAGTGGGTCGACCTCAATGCTTCCTCGCACATCGTTTCCGATGGAGACAGTAGAACGATCGTCATGCCCGGCCAAGGACCGTTCGCGAACAATACTGTGGCCAGCCTGACGGCAGTTCCCGCGGGCGGTGGCTCGGATATCTCCTATCGAACGCCCGTAGGATCCAGCTTCCCAGGCCCAAAGAAGCAATGGGCTGCAGCGCAAGCCTGCATGTAGCACGCGAAGCCAAACCGAATTTCACCAAGCCCGCCACGTGCGGGCTTTTTTGTGAGCGCAATTCATGGCCGATGGCTCTCTAACCGTAGTCGCGCAGCCCAACCCGATGGTTCCTGAGCGCGTCTTCTGTCACATCCAGGCGGGGAAGTCCATCGAGCAGATGCTCGGCGAGTGTGCATCCCATGCCTGCGAAGTTACGGTAGGCGGGTACCCGGTATCCCGCGACCTGTGGAGCAAGGTCCGGCCTAAGGCCGGGCAGATCGTGCACGTCACCATCTACCCGCAAGGTGGAAACGGGGGCAAGGTGCTCCGAACGGTGGCCTTGGTTGTGCTGTCCATCTACGCCCCCTATCTCGCCCCGTATCTCGGTTACACCGGCCTTGGTGCGGCGGCCATCACCGCGGGCGTGATGATCGTGGGCGCGCTGGCCATCAACGCCCTGATTCCTCCGCCGTCACCCAAGGGCCTCAACGGAGGTGGTGGCGATCCCTTCCAGCAGCTCAACAGCCTCACCGGCACGTCGAATCAGGCAAACCCCTTCGGCGTGATCCCGTGCGTGGTTGGCACCAAACGCTTCTTTCCGCCGCACGCCGCTCTGCCGTACACCGAGATCAGCGGTGACGACCAGTACCTGCGCATGCTGCTCGACCTCGGCTTCGGTGACCTGGACATTTCCGACATTCAGATCGGATCAACGCCCATCACCAGCTTCGAGGATGTCGAGTACCAGATCGACACCAACCCGAGCCTGTTTGCCCAGGACATCTACGAGCTATCCGTGGGCGTCGCGCTCAACACCGACAGCGACAACGCCATTCGCACGACGCAGACAGCCTCGACGGAGATCTCGCTGGACCTGATCTTCAACGGCGGCCTGTACGGCGTGGACAGCAAGGGCAACACCGTCACCGGGCTGGTGAACTTCACCCTGGAGTACCGGCCGGTAGGAACCACAACCTGGCTTCCGGTGGGCGGTACGTCAGGGCTGACCATGACGGGCGGCCTCAAGTCGCTGGGCGGCAATTCGTTCTCCGTCAGCTCGACCAAGCGCAAGACGCTGCGTTGTGGCGCGCGTTGGAAGGTCGGCAGCGGCCAGTACGACGTGAAGGTCATGCGGATGTCCAGCAGCTTCACGGGGGCCGTGTCTGGCGGCACGGTGGGCGACTGCGCCTGGAGCGTCCTGCGATCGGTCAACCCACAGCTGCCCAGCACCACCGGCACGCTCAAGCTG